GTTTCAGCATCCATAACATATTCGCCATCAGAAAGTCTCGCGGGAATATCATCCGAACGACCATCACCAGGACCAGTTACCTCACGGCTCTTTATCGAGCTTAATGGGCCACGGGCTGGCATTGCACCACCGCGCGCGGCATTAACTGTTGTGCTAGGGTTTTGTGAAATAGAATTATTGCTGAAAAATTGCTGCTCTGGATTATACCCATAAGTATAATATTGGTCAGGCGACAATGAAGCAATTTGCATACGAGGCAAGGCTGTCATGCCAAGAGGCTTCGTTAAATTAGGATCAGTTGGCGTAGGAGCAGTTGCTTGAGCAACCTTTGGAGATCCACCGCCAAGGCCACCCAATGCAGCCGCGCCGAGAACAGCCGCAGGCAATAATACACTTGGCTTGGATAATGAGCTTAGCAAGGATGTAGGCATACCAGCAGATGTTGCGCCAGCGCCCGTTACCGCGCCTGCGGGGATCTGTGGCCCGTATGCGCCGACCGACGCAGGGTTGCCAAGGGCATTGGGGCCATCAAGGGGAATTAGCTGTGGAGTTGATCCAGATGAGCCGCCGAATAGGCTACCAAGCCAGCCACCGACGCCGCCAGATGATGGTTGTCCAGAAGCAGTAGTGCCAGCACCAGAAGCACCGCTTGTGCCACCTGCGCTCGATCCACTGCCGAATGCGTTCGATAAATTTGATGCCGCTATATTCCCGATCGCGCCAATGCCAGCGCCGAGCAATGCGCCTTTGCCGCCACCAGATAGAGCGCCGAGGCCGCCGCCAAGGACGCTAGACCCTAATAAGCTGCCTGCGGTGGTCCCTAATACACTTGCGCCAGCATCAGCGCCAACTGCACCGAGAAGGCTGCTACCGATGGCTGTCCCAAGTCCTGGAGCCAGCAAACTTGCCGCAATTGAGGCAACGGGAGCAAACCAACTCTGTTTCCAAAATGGTGTGAATTGTGGCATCCCTGTATTGGGATTAATTGTGGGCTCGCCCCATTCTTTTTTCAGCTGATCAAATTCTTGGCGATTGATGTGGATGATAAGGGTATCGCCACCGACACCAGCATCGGCGACTTTTTTGGCATCCTGTGCCAATCCGCCCTTTGCATATTTTTGAGGATCTTGAGGAACCTTGATTGAGACTGGCTTTGTGCCAGCACGACCGCCCTTATAAAAAGGTGACATTGGCGATCCACGGAAGCTCGTGTCATCGGGCGACAAGGGCACATAATTTGGTGGGTATGATGCAGGATATATTGTCATGCTCTTAGTAACCTAAATTTACTGCCTTTGTGAAGGCGAATGCCCAATCTTGCCAGTCTGTATAGTCTAAAGGATTTGGAGGGTTTTGTCTGCTTATATCAAAATAACTTACAACGCCCAAAGCCCAATCTTGCCATTTAGATGGATCATCCAGTCGAGATATTGTGCCATATTTCTCAAGAGTATAACTCATTGAATCGCACCAGTCACTGACTGTCATGTTTCTGGGGTCAATAATCATCCGAGAGTTGTCCCATCGCTGACGTCAATGTGAGCTATACATTGACCCATTTGATAATTGCCGCCCACTGTATTCGACATAAACTTGAACCGCATTTCACGGCGAGTGTCTTTAAAGAAGATAACCTGCTCTTCAGGCTTATCAACTTCGGCCAAGGCGGGGAATGTCTTAATCTCGCTCGGCTGATCTGGCGATCTAGAGTTAGCGCGGCCAGTAATCTGACAAGTCATATCACCAGATTGAACAAAATCAGGCTCAACAATACCGCAACGCAAGGATCTTAATTTTGGATTATTAGGATCTGCGACCGCCGCAATATCCGCCGTTTCAAACCAGCTTGGAATTGCATTGACTTGCTGACCATCAATTTCATCGTACCCAATTTCGTTTTGCCACACTTTATATTCATTCGTAATTTCGTCTGGTTCAAGACCGAAGCTTATTGGATATTGGAATACGTTAGCAAATCGGGCCATTGTTAGGCCGTTATTAGGCAATTCCGTGTCATACCATGTATTTTCACGGACATTATATATAACCGCATGAGTGCATTCGGTTGCTGACCCGCGTGGATAACAGAACCAAATTTCACCAAATCTGGGAATTTTGAATGAATAGACTTTTTGCCTATAGTTATAATTAAGATTATCAAAAAACCAGTTTTGGTTTAATTGATTTGGGACTTCACGAACCACACCATTGAACATTAAAAATCTATCAACGCCGACCCAATAATAAATACCATCATATTCAATTGGTGTTTGTTGAGATAAAATTGATGATTGTGAGCTTATTGTATCGAATTGGAATACTGGATCTCCGCCGACGAATGTAGCGCGGCATAGGCTATCCAAAGACCAAAATAAGCCAGCAGGTGAATTGCCAGCACCAGCGCGCAATGGCAATGCTGCTACAATCTTTTGCGCAGTTATATAAGTTTGACCAGATCCAAGGCTCGTAAAATCATCGGGCTTATTTGGAACTGACCATGCGAGGAACCCATTTGAGCCATAGACGAAAGTATATGGGTAAAGAGTTACAACGCCACCTGAAACGGCAGGAGCGGCGGCATTTAACGTCAACTTTGCAGTGTCATTGACAAAGCCGTAATATAGTGGGGACGTGACTGCCGTATCAATATCGCTTAACGAAACGCCTGCATGAGCTAAAAGATATGCTCCTGGATTTGCACCGAGCGCATCGTATGAGACGTCAAAGGTCCATAAATGATTAGGATTTGCCGCAAAACCAGTAGGCGTGCGATCGAAAATACCATTCAAAATACCATTTTGGTTTAACTCAATTTGAGTTAAATAGCTTTGCCCACCAGATGCGATGTGCAAAGTCCCGTCTTCATTGAATGTATTAACGCCACGGCATAATTCTGGCAGTTTATTCGTTATGCGGCTATATCCGCCCATTTTTCTGGGCAATCCGCGCTGGAATCTGCACCATTGTCCATCGACATAAAAGCCGTTTTCAAGTCGCGTGCCATCGCGCTTGACGCCTGGTAAACTCTTGATGACGTATGGTTGCATTGCCATTAACCTAGAGCCACCGATATAGCAATTGCTTGTGAAGTGGAGAACACATCAAGTGCAGTTTGCGCCGCTGCCTGATTTGCGGCAGTGAAAACAGCTTCACCAACTGTTGTCCCGCCCAAAGCAGTCAATGCAGTTGGCGCATCAGGTGCTTCAAATAATGAAATACCGAGCGCTGTACCGCCAAAATTGACCAGCGCAGCATTTGCTGATGTCGCGCCTGTGCCGCCATTTGCAATTGAAATCGGGACAGCTACACCCGCAGTTGAACCAGGAACAACATTGGTCCCATTGCAATAAAGAATAGATGCCTGATTGCTCAAGACATCAACGCCAGTCCCAGACGCTGTCTTGACTGTAATCTTGAAGCCGCCAGTTGTGGAGTTTGTCACCCAATATTGCTGCACCGATGCAGGCACAATGATATTGCGAGCGGCACTAAGTGTGCCTGTAAAGTTATATGAGATTCTGTTTAGATCAGCGCCAGTGAGCGTATAGTCACCAGATCCTGTAATATTAACAGAGTCATAATCGAACAAAGCCGTCGAAGCTTTACCGAGACCGATTGTATAAAGATTTGATCCGTCGCAAAAAACGATTGCCGAATCGTTTGTATTCATAACCAGAGAAGATGATGAATTTATTGTTTGCGACCCATAGGGCGTGAGTGTAATAGCGCTTGAGCCGCTATTGCGAATGTAAACAAACCAATCGGAGCCGAGAACAGCTGCTGATGCAAAGGTGATCGTTCCAGTCGCGCCAGTCCAATTGATAACCTGCGCACGATTTTGGGTGGCAACAGAATAATTACTGCTGATGTCAAAAACTGGGATCGCTTGATTTAATGTGTTGGCAATAGCCTTCAGGCCAGCGCCAACAAGCAAACTTGCCGATGCCTGTGATAATGTGGACCCAAATTGATATGGGAACCATACGCCTGCCTGAGTGGAGTTATCGGTTAAATATATTTGCCAAAGTTGGCCAACAGCAGCCGTTGCAATTGCATTGCCGACAGAATCGACAATATGAAGAGGCTGTGTGCCAATGTTGTTGAAGAGTATTGATTGACCAGGAGATGTTTGACTTGCATCTGGCAAAAAGACCTTGGCTGTGCTGCTCGTGCAATTCACATTCATGATCTGCGCGGCAACATATTGAGCCAATGGATTAGGAGCGTTTGTCTCCGTGGGCCAAGCCAGCACAACATCTGTCGTGGAAAGGTCAAATTCTAAGTATGAAACATTTGACGGATATATATTTGAGCCGCCAAAAACTTCTGTGTAAGTGGTCATTTATGCCTCCGTCCGACGAGCGGAACGATCTAAAATCTTTTGCATATCTTGGGCATTAATAGCCTGCATTGCGCGATCATACATTTGCTGCCAAGTCGCAATGCGCTCGTCATTTTTCAAGAATGGCTCGGCCTCTAGCAGTGAACCATAAAGGAGCAGCTGAGGCGCATATTCGGTCAACCAGTTTGTCTGATTCGTGTCGTCTAGAAGCGGCAGAAGCTGATAGACGATGACTTCAAACGGGTAGTTTTGATCTGGTGTCGGCGATATAAGCCAGTGATTGTAATCA